TCTGCTGGCGGCGCAGGAGAAGCTCAACAAGGCTCAGTTCAAGCTCCAGAAGGCGAACGATTTTGTTCCGTCTAGACAGGAGCAAGAAGTTGAGGTACAACCCCAGCAAACTCCAGTGTCTCGTCCTGACCAGAGGGCAGTTGCGTGGCAAGAGCGCAATGACTGGTTCGGTAAGGACGAGGAAATGACTAGCTTGGCTCTGGGCTTGCATCAGAAGCTGGTCAACCAGTACGGGGCGTCATATCCGTCCACGGACGAATACTGGAAAAAGGTTGATGACACGATGCGTCGTCGATTCCCAGAGCATTTTGAAGAACGGGACCCGGCCCCTGCGCAGGACACAAGAACCCAGCGCGAGAAACCCGCTCCTGTAGTAGCTCCGGCTACGCGAAGCACTGGTTCCAAAAAAATCAAGGTCTCGCAAACGGCAGTCAATACCGCAAAAAGATTGAACGTGCCACTGGAGAAATACGTACAGGAAATGATGAAATTGGAGGGTAGAAATGGCTGAGAATCGTCAACCGCGTAACGCGGAAACTCGTATTGAAACGCAGCGTCCCCAGCAGTGGACGCCCCCGGAGCTTCTGCCAGAACCAGATAAGCAACCCGGATTTGCGTATAGATGGATTCGCGTCTCGACGCTGAACAACGCTGACCCACGTAATCTTTCCGCCAAACTACGGGAAGGTTGGGAGCCTGTGAAGATCGAGGAGCAACCAAAGTTCCAACTGCTAATCGACCCGGCCAGTCGCTTTAAGGACAATGTCGAGGTCGGTGGGTTGTTACTCTGCAAGACTCCGGAAGAACTGGTGGAACAGCGTAATCGTCACTACCAGAAGCAGTCCGAAGGACAGATGGAGTCAGTGGATAACAGCCTGATGCGCCAGAACGATCCAAGGATGCCGCTATTTAATGAGCGGAAATCGTCGAGCTCGTTCGGGAAGGGAAGTTAATCTAAACTTTTTGGAGCTAAACATGGCTTTTCCGACTGTATCGGCCCCTTACGGGCTAAAGCCGATCAATTTGATCGGTGGTCAGGTGTTCGCGGGTCAGACTCGTGAACTCCCGATCGCAAGCAACTACGCTACGCCGATTTACAACGGCGATATCGTTCGTATCGCAGGTGCTGTTATTGTCAAAGAAGCAGGCACTACAACTGTCTCGGCAACGGGCGTTGTGGGCGTGTTCCTTGGCTGTAGCTTTACCAGCCCAACTACGGGTCAAAAGTTGTTTTCGAACTTTTACCCGGCTAACACGGTTGCTTCTGACATCGTGGCTTATGTGTCGGATGATCCTGATCAACTGTTTAAAGTTGCTGTAACTGGCGGCGCTACTTCGACCACGATCACCCCGATCTCGGGTTCGATTTTGGGCGATAACCTCGCTATTTCGCAGCCCTCGACAAATACCACCATTTCGGGTAACTCGAATATCGGTGCGTATGACTCCGGCTCGAATACTGACCAGTCGTTGCCATTCCGTGTTGTTGATCTCGTTCCTGAGACTACCGACTCTAGCGGCAACTACAGCGAAGTCATCGTTAAGTGGAATGCTCCGTACCCAACAGCGACTACAACCGCTGCCGGTAGCCCGCTCGTCTATACCACTACGGTAACTGTAAACGGCGGCCACTCGTATCTCAACCCGACTGGTCAAGCCAGCGTATAAGGAGCACATAAATGGCTATTTCACGCGCACAACTACTGAAAGAGCTGCTCCCCGGCCTGAACGCATTGTTCGGCATGGAGTACGCTCGCTACGGCGAAGAGCACAAGGAAATCTACGAAACCGAGACTTCCGAGCGTTCGTTCGAAGAAGAAACCAAACTGTCTGGCTTCAGTGCCGCACCGGTTAAGAACGAAGGTTCTGCAATCGCGTACGACAACGGTCAGGAAGCTTGGACTGCTCGATACAACCACGAAACCATCGCACTGGGTTTCTCGCTGACCGAAGAGGCCATCGAAGATAACCTGTATGACAGCCTGTCGGCTCGTTATACCAAGGCGCTGGCTCGTGCTATGGCTTACACCAAGCAGGTCAAAGCAGCATCGGTCTTGAACAACGGCTTCACAAACTCGTCCCAGTACTACGGCGGCGACGGCGTGCCACTGTTCTCGGCCAGCCACCCGCTCGTTTCTGGCGGCACTAACTCGAACATTCCTTCGACACCTGCTGACCTGAACGAAACCTCGTTGGAAAACGCTGTGATCCAGATCGCAGCATGGACCGACGAACGCGGCCTGCTGATCGCAGCTAAGCCACGTAAGCTGATCGTCCCACCAGCTCTCCAGTTCGTTGCTACTCGTCTGTTGGAAACCGAACTCCGCGTCGGCACCAATGACAACGACATCAACGCCCTGAAGAACAACGGCTCGATCCCAGAAGGTCATACGATCAACCACTTCTTGACCGATACAAACGCATGGTTCCTGACCACTGACGTTCCAAACGGCATGAAGCACTTTGTTCGTACCCCGCTGGCTCAGTCAATGGACGGGGACTTCGATACGGGCAACGTTAGATATAAAGCACGTGAGCGTTACAGCTTTGGATGGTCGGATCCGCTTGGGATGTACGGCAGCCAAGGCGCTTAATCCAAAACCTAGCAATATCAACGGTTTTGAGGGGGCTTCGGCCCCCTCTTTTATTTCCTCTTGTGTTATTCGTTCAGATCGAGCGAGCGTTACAGAAATCAAGTTGGCGTTACAGAAATCAAGTGGGAATATATGACACGAGGCATTTACAAGATTATCAACGTAGTCAATAACAAGTTTTATGTCGGCAGTGCAGTTGATCTAAAGCGCCGCAAAGCTCAGCATTTTTCTAAATTGCGTACGGGGAAGCACAACAATCGGCATTTGCAGGCGACATGGCTAAAGTACGGCGAGCAGGCATTTGTATTTGCCGTGGTGGAAGAGCTGCCAGACGACGCTGATTTGCTGGCAGCGGAAAATGTCTGGCTGAAGGAGCATGTAGGTAAGAGCTACTGCTACAACGTAGCTATAGACGCGGTTTCTCCCGGACGTGGTATGGGTGGGGAAAAGCATCCTATGTGGGGAAAAACGTTTTCACATACGGTAGAGGCTAAAGCCAAGATGGCAGCGGCAAGCACGGGGCGGCCACAATCGGAAAAAAGCATAGCGGCGACACGCGCACGTCTTATAGGTAAACCAAAATCGGCAGAAGTACGAGCAAAAATATCCGCTACTATGTCTGGTGAGGGTAATTATTGGTTTGGTAAGAAACGCCCTGACCATAGTGCACGGATGTGTCGAGCAGTAGCCGCCATTAGTCCTGATGGTTGTGTAACCAATTTTGTTAGTATAAAAGCTTTAATGGGTGCTCTTGCGCTACCGTCACCAACGGTTAATTCAGCTTTAAAGTCAGGGAAGCAATTAGTCAAAGGGGTCAGAAAAGGGTGGTCTTTTAAGTATATTGACAGAGTCCCTACCGAATAGTATAACGCCCTTAATCCGGGATTATCCGGCGCTTACGAACAGGCTCCCGGCCTGACGACATGCAGATCGTTTGCGCTTAACTCGCATGTGAGGACAACTCAAATGGCACTTTCTACCACCCAAAGTATTTGGCGTTCGGGCGGCGGCGACAACACTCGCACCGCATACTGTGGCACTGGCCTGATGGCTGCGCAGTTCTACATCGACCCTTCCGCCGCTGACACCACTACCGTTAAAGTCTCTTCTGCTGCTGGTGCTCCAGCTGTAGTCCTTCCGGCTGGCGCGGTTGTTGTCGAAATCCAAGCTAATGCTGCTGGTACCGGCGGTACTACTCCTACATTTGATATGGGCTGGATCGGCTACACCAACACCGCAGTTTCCGACCCTAATGGTCTTTTGAGCGCCGCTGACGCTGACGCAGGTAAGCAAGTGTTTAACTTTGCTTCCGCTACAGCTGGTGACGATCTTGGTGTGGCTATGTCCCTGACCCAGATGGTTACACTTACAGGTGGCGCTACTACCGGCGATGGCCCAACCGGCGGTGCAATCACCGGCACAATCCTGTACTTCGTCACAGACCCACTGCTCGGTCAGCAGAACGTCTAATTGAGGAGCCTGTTATGGCGATGCAATACGACGTAAAGTCATTCCACGCGACAAGTTCTTCGCTTGCGTACGCGGATCGCACCCGGCTAAAGGGCGTAGTTATTTCGCCCTCAACTTCGACGACGTTTAACTCATGCGTGGTTGATACGCAGGGTGCCTTGTCGGGTACGTACGATATTCCGGGGTCAACGACTTGCACCGTTACCATCGCTAATCATGGGCTATCGAACGGCGACACGGTTGGTCTTGACTTTACGACTGGCACGGCGGTAGACGATTCGTATACGGTATCTAACGTAACGACCAATACGTTTACTGTAACCACGGCGAGTTTGACCACGAGCGGCAATGTGACGATGTACCCAAAAGTACTTGTCGAGCTGGATTGTTCTTCGGGTACGGCGTTCTACACGCTGATTCCGGGTGAAGGCATTCTTGCACAGGGCGGTCTGTTTTGCTTGTTGCCGTCTACCACGATAACGATGACTATTTTCTACGGGTAGCGCCATGATGCAAACAGACGTTAAGTCAGCCCGTGCAGCAAATACAGGACTGCTTGTGACGCAGGCCCCCGTACGCTTGAAGTCAATTACGGTGACAAGTGCAACCGTGTCTGCAA